AGATAGAGGTATCAGTGATGAAGGAAGACCAGAAGGAAAGCCCAAGCGCACAAAACGTGATAAAGGGTCCGTGGAAACTAAAAGGAAAAAAGGAAGTCGTAGTTCCTGACCTTGATGTTATTGCTCTACAAGAAAATATTATGTTTGCTGATGATTTGACAGAATCTTGTTTGGTGCAAATGATACATACTATGGGAGAGAATGGTGTTGATATTGGCGATAAAGAATTCGTTAGAGATATCGGATTTGTCATAGAGACAGTCAAGGGCACAATTTACCGTGATATGGGATTGGTGCATCCTATGAATAGAGTTATGGAGATGCTGACAAAAATTAATGTTGATGAGAAGAACAGCATGAACAGTCAGGTTGATTTGGACTTGCTTGAAAAAGTTCAGATTGTTGAACTTGATATGGGTGAAGAACCAGAACCAGCATGAGGTTATGATGAAAACTACATTTTGGGAACCATTTAGTCCAATCATATTGGAGACTAAAGTTCCAGATAAATTTGTGAAAATTATGAATGAGATTGGAGATTCTGTTTTATCCGATGAAGAGAAAAGCATAAAATGGGATCATTCACAAAATCTTGTAGGTAAGGTTCATAAAGAGGTGAGAATTCCTGCTCCTAAAAATGAAGACAAAGATTTTTTATTCAAAACCATGAAACAAGGCTGCGTTGATTATTTAAATCAGGTAATAAAAAAAGGTAGAGCTAAGAAATGGGCAGTTATTAATAACCACATAAAAATAACTCCAACTATTGAAAATATACATTTACGAGATAGTTGGATTGTTAGTCAGTATGCTGGAGATTATAATCCTATCCATCATCACAGTGGTGATTTTTCTGCTGTCATATATCTTAAAATTCCAGAAGGAATGGAAGCTGAATGGAAAGAGGATTTTACTGACCACTACCCATGTAATGGATTGATAGAATTTACTTTCGCAGAAAATCTTGATATGAGAGCAGAAGCAATTAAATTTAAACCAGAGGTGGGTAAGTTTTTAGTTTTTCCATCATATTTGAGACATTTTGTTTATCCCTTCAAATGTGAAGGTGAGAGAAGAAGTATGAGTTTTAACACCGATATGAGGATAAAATGATATTAGTTGATATGAACCAGATTAGTCTGGCAAGCGTGATGATGCATTTAAATATTACAAAACGAGATAGTGTGGATGTGGGTATGGTTCGTCATATGATCCTTAACTCACTTCGTATGTATCGACAAAGTTATTTTAGAGAATTTGGTGAATTGATAATATGTTATGATTCTAAACACTATTGGAGAAGAGACTACTATCCAGAATATAAAGCTAATAGAAAGAAAACTAGGAATAATTCTGGTCACGATTGGGATAATATTTTTGAGTGTTTAAATACTATCAAACAAGAACTTAAAGATAGTTTTCCCTATAAGGTTCTTGAGGTATATGGTGCAGAGGCTGACGATATCATTGCTGTGTTATGCAATGAATTAGAGTTTGACAATAGTAACACCTTGATCCTGTCTGGAGATAAGGATTTTATTCAGCTGCACAAAATCAAAAATGTGAAACAGTACAGTCCCATCACAAAGAAATATATTAATGGTGAAGACCCAAAGGAATATTTATATCAACATATACTGAAAGGTGATTCGAGTGATGGTGTCCCAAATGTACTGTCTCCTGATAATACATTTGTTGATGGATTACGACAGAAACCTTTGAGTAAGAAAAAGATTGTTGAATGGGCAGGACCAATGTGCGAACAATTTTTACCAAATGATGAGATTAAAAGAAACTACCAAAGGAATAAGAAATTAATTGATCTAACAGAATCACCAGAGGAATTATCTTTAGAGTGTATAAACACATACAAGGATGCTCCAAATGGTGATCGTAAGAAACTACTAAATTACTTTATAAAGAATAGATTAAACGATCTAATGGAAAACATAGGAGATTTCTAATTATGGCATATACACCACTCTTTTCCGAGATTTTAGAGAAAATCGGAAAGTTGAAAACTAAGAAACAGAAAATTGATTATTTGAGGGAACAAAACACTCCAGCGCTTCGTATGGTAATGAAGTCATCTTTTGATCCAAAAATTAATTGGCAGTTACCGGAGGGTGAGGTTCCTTATGAACCAAATGAAGCTCCAGAAGGAACAGAACACACAGTTCTTGCACATGAGTCCAAGAAACTATATAATTTTATTCAAGGGGGCAATAATGTATTGCCTCAGAATAAACGGGAGATGATGTTCGTCCAGATGTTAGAGGGACTTCATAAGAATGAAGCAGAAGTCGTTATTGCTGCAAAGGATAAGATTCTTCATAAGGTCTATAAAGGACTATCTGCTTCTGTGGTAAAGGAAGCTTTTAGTTGGGATGATAACTTTATGATCATCGAAAATAACTCACAAGACACAAATGAATATCAACAATATGCAAAAAGAGCAAACGTCTGAACTTGAGTTTTTAGAAAATCTTGCATTTGATCTTTTTAAAAAGGAAGATTTTGAAAATTCAAAGTTATGTTACATAAGACAAATTGAAAATGATCCAGAGAATGGAAAGGCCTTTTATAATTTAGGAATCGTCTTACATGATCTGGGTCAATTTCATGAATCTCTTATGTGTTATGGAAAAGCTAAAGAACTTGGATATAACTCAGCCAAAGTTAATTTGACTACTGGAATGCATTTTCTCAAACAGGGTGATTTTGAGAAAGGATTTGACTACATTGATTTGAAGTCAGATGGCGCATGGAGACTTGGTAAAAATTTTATGTTTAACAATCAGAGATTATCTCACATAGATTTGTGGGAAGGTCAAAGTTTGGAGAACAAAACCATATTTGTCTACAGCGAACAGGGTTTTGGGGATAATATACAATTTAGTAGATATTTGCTTGAGTTATCCAAGTTAGGTGGTAAGGTTGTATTCTCATGCTATAATGCGTTGTATGATATTTTTGTTAACAGCCCAATCTTTAGTTCAATTGAGATACAGAGGAATAATATTCAACCTTCATCTGATGTTGACTTTAAAATTCCCCTAATGAGTGTCCCTCGATTACTGAAATCTACCTTTAGTGAAATACCTTTTTCGGGTGGATATTTGGAGAGGACTCAGTTTAAAGATTGGGGCATTCCTACTGATACAATTAATGTTGCGATTGCATGGGAAGCAACAAAACAAGACACTAGGCGGACCATACCACTTGATCTTGTTGAAACGATATGCGATTGTCCCAATATCAATTTTATCAACATACAGAAGGATTCGACACACACCATTGATGGTGTTAGGAATCTGGGTGATGGAATACACAATTTCTCTGATACCGTAGATATACTGTCTCAAGTTGACCTCCTAGTGTCCACTGACACAGCTATGGTGCATGTAGCCGGTGCTCTAGGGGTTCCTGTGTATCTTCTATTGCACTATTCTGCTGATTGGCGATGGTTCACCGGAGATATGGATTACAGTCCTTGGTACGAATCAGTGTCTATTTTTAGACAGAAAACATCCCAAAATTGGATATATCCGATAAATCAAGCTAAAAATAATTTACAAATCCTTTTGAATCAATAACTTACAGGTTGAATTTTCTCTTGACAATATCCCTTATATGTCGTATTATATGTATAGTGATGATGAACAAGGAAATAACGATGATTGGTGTTGAGATTACTGGTGGTGTCAAGAAGGACCGGGAACTGGCCGAGGAAATCGTCTGGTTCTGTCTGGAGAAGATGTTGCCTCGTCACCGGGCACTGAACATCACTGTCTTGTTGACCAAGACATATGAGGAAGGTGCCAAAGGGTTCTGTTATCAGGAAGAAGATGACCGGGACTTTGTGATTGAGGTTGATCATCGTTTGACAAAAGCAGAGGGTGTTGAAGAGTTCATCGACACGGTTTGTCATGAGATGATACATGTGAAACAACACGCAACGAGAAAATTGATTGACCGTTTCCGTGGTGGTTACAAGAAGTTGTGGAAATGTCGGGATGGTAAATATCGGAACTACCTTGAGACTGCTTACAATAAACAGCCTTGGGAGATAGAAGCGCATCGTGACAGTGGTAAATATATGAAAGAGTTCAAAAAGGAGTATTATGGATATGAGAAAAATGGGAAACTACATGATGGACATGGAAGAATTGGTGGACTGCGCTTTATGTGAAGGTGCAGAAAACTTCACGGAAGTTGCTAACTTTGCGTTAAACAACTATAAACCGATGTCATTGGTTGACATGGAATACTGCAAGACTTACTACACAACTCAAATGGGAGAAATGTAATTACAGCATTAGATGAAATTGTAGCTATTGGTTTGATGTTTGTGGGTGTTACTGCGAATATTGCTCCAACTGAAAAATCAATACGCAATGATGAGCAGCATGTTGAATGTCTTGCTAAGAATATATATCATGAAGCAAGAGATCAGGGCACGGCAGGAAAGCTTGCTGTGTCTGCTGTTGTGATGAACAGGGTGAATGATACAAGGTTTCCAAATACTGTGTGTGGAGTAGTCCTTCAAGCGCAAATGAAAAAGTCATGGAAAACTGGATTACCTGTTCCTATTAGAAACAAGTGCCAGTTCAGTTGGTATTGTGATGGTAAATCAGATGAGATAAAAGATGAAGAATCTTACAAAAAGATACTTGACTTTGCTCGATTAAT